TAAAATTTACCTAATATATTACCATTTAGATATTCATCACTGGTTAATACATCACATAAAAATTGTTGTCTTGCTTCCATGTAAGATAGTTGAAGTTTAGAATTACAAATGCATAGTATATCTCTCTTAATAGGATATCCATCTTGTCTTGCTTTTTTTAATACTTCATTACTACTAAAGTATTTTTGATAAGTATATTTCTTTACTCTTTTATATGTCTTCATTCTTTTATCAGCAGGCATATCTTTTTTACGTAACTTAGTTTTTACATTGCTATAAAAGTTTTTCTTACCAATATACTTAACAAACTTACCATTTAAAACAGTACTCATTTCATATACAAATCCTACAGCATTTTCTGGAATCATATCTTCAGTAAATTCTCTACCTTCATATTTCCAGCATTCAAGATTATGTTTAATCTTATTTTTTAGTTGTTGTTTCATTAGGTCTAAGTTGTTGTTTTAAAAGTTTAAAAAGAGTATCTCTTGTCTTTTCAATTCCATATACTTTAACAGCATCTGATATATCCTTTTCAAGATCTAAGATAACATATTTAAAATTAAACTTATCTTGATACTTTTTCATAGACTTAATACCTGCTTCATCATTATCAAATACAACACAAACATCATTATACTTTTCAGTAATTTTTCTTAATGCTAGTTCAGGTATTAAAGTATTCTCACTATCTGGTGCAATACATTCTCCATTAGTAATCTTAAGTTTATTAAACGCAAGAAGATCTTTTAAAGATGAACATATGATTAAAAATTCCTTGTCATATTTAAGTTGTTCAGATCCTTGTATATAGTTTTTTACTTTTATAAACTTTTTCTTTCTTACTTTAGGTTGATATACTTTATACAATGTCCCATCATCTTTAAAATAACCATAGATATTTCTACCTTCAATCTTAATTACTTTCTTCTTACCATCTTCTTCTTTAGACATAGTATAGTAAGCTAAAGGAGAAACATTATAAGCTTCAAGTAATCTAGAATTTATTTTATACATACTCCAGTAGTTCTGATCAAAGTTAGTCCAATGTCTGATTTCATAATCAGTAACTTGATATTTATTATAAACCTTGAATTCTTTTATTGGAGCATATTTATTGTTTAGTTTATATTCATTATAATCCTGAATAACTTTTAATTTTGCTTTCCAATAAGGAACATCACTTAATAACATTACTAATTTAACAGCATTACCTGTATTACCACTTGAGTAATCTTTAAAGAAATATTTATCAGTATCCGTATCTCCTGGAAATATAAACATTGATGGTGTTCTTTCTCTAGGATTAAAGATTGATTTTATTTGAATAGTTTGACCTGTAAGTTTTTCTTCTAGGTTTAAATAATATTCAAATATCCATTCTGTTGGGACTTCATCTATTCTTGAAATTAAATTTTTAGTTGAAATCATAAATTAAATTTAATAAAAAAGGGAGCCATTCTCATGACTCCCTCTTAAATTAGTTTTAGTTAATCTAAACTAAAATCATTAGATGTATTACTTGGAATTGAAATATCTTCATCTCCAAAAGATTCTACATTCTTTACAGGTAATTTAATAAGATGGTGTTTTTCATCATAACTTATAACCTTTTTAGATCCTTTTTCTCCAAAAGCATAATTTCCTCTGCTAGTTCTTGCTAAAAACATATCATAATTTATATAACCATTTTTATTCTCATATTCTTTTCCTGCAACACAAAAATCTAAATATGTATTATGTTTTTTAATTTCAGTGTCAAATGCTGTAACAAATTCTTCAATAGTTTCATGTTCTCCATCTTGAGCTGAAAACCATTTTGTAAAAAGTTCAGAATCAGAAGCTGTATCAAGAGCTTTACATAATGTTTTTAAAAACATTAGTATTGATCTGTCTCTTTCAACTTTAATACCAGATTTAGTTTCTCCATCTGCATATGCATATCTGTTAGCCTTTACTTTACCAACCTGTCCCTTATAATACCCCTTTTCTGGATTTTCAGGATCTACTAGAAATCCTTCAAAACCATCAATTGGTTCTGTTTCAAGATGTAACATTAGATGATATGCATTCTCAATAAATCTAAATGTTTCTAGTGTTACACTATTTATCTTTAGTGTATGATTTTCAGGTGCAATTGTTTTTTTGACCGATGCACCCCCTTGTAGGTCTTTTGTACTTAACGCCATGTTTTTGTTTTTAAAAATTAATTAATCAATATATACTTTTTCCCAGTGAGTTGCATACCCACCTTTTTCCGTTATTTCTGAGATAACAAACTCCTCATTTCTTAAGTGCGTAGGTCTAGCACCAGAAGATATATCATTTGTTGTTTTAAAACTCAGAATATTTTTATCACCTTTTCTGTAAAGATATCCTATTGCATCTGCATTTGATGCTGCAATTCTTTTTAATTTTCCAGTCAGGTCTAAATCTAAAGAACTAAAATTAGCTCCATTCTTTTCTAATACAATATCCTTAACATGTCCTACAAAGATTGTATAAGGAGCCCATGTTAATATATAATCAGTTACTTTAGTAAAAGCTTGTCTACTCCAATAATATCCAGAACCTTCAGGTAAACCTATAATAGTTCCGTATCTTTCTTTTCCACCACCTGGATTATACCAATTCTTTCCCATAGGACTTTTAGAATATAAATATTCAGCGTAAGGAAGAACGATTTCTTCTAATGCAGTTATAGTATCTACAGCTACGTATTTATAAGGGTGTCCTTGTTCTTTAATAGCTTTACCTATTTCCTTAATTTCCTCAAAGGAAGTTGCTTTTACTTTAAGTGCATCTAAATATTTGCTTCCATCTTCCAAATCTAAGATAAGACAATTATCTAATTCAGATATCAGACTTGTTTTACCTATTTTTGGTTTTGAAAAGATAATCAAATTTTTTGGACTTTTGATACTTGCTTTAACTTTTTTTGTTGGCAATGTTATACTCATAGATCTTTTATTAAATTATTTAACCATTTTTTATTACTTACTGGCTTCTTCCAAAGTATTGAGGCTAAGTCTCTTATGGTCATCTGATTGATAGGATTATCTGTATCAGGATCAATAAACTCACTTTCAAAATTTGGAAAAGCTTCTTTTATTTCTTCTTCTTTTTTGTCTTGTTCTATTAAACCATCTTGATTAATTAATTCAGAAACAGGAATAAGATATCTTACATGTCCCCTATCATTAGGTTCTGTGTGTTCATACTCTTCCTTATAATGTGGATTATGTCTCCACTTGTACAATATTCTTTCTCTAGTTTCAGGTTCACACTCTTTACTACAAAATTCTACATAAATATCTTGTTCTCTTTCTATCTCACTAGGAAAAAATGATATATGTAATTCATCAGTTCCGTAAGGTTTATAAGCACATTTAGGTATAAATAAAGGATCATTAATACTAAGTTCTTTAAACTTATTTTTATGATGATCTAATACTTTTGCAGTAGCTTCTCTTCTATTAAATGGTTTCTTCTTTAGCATTGTTATCTGATTTGTTACTGAAAAATTCATCTCTCATATTAGAGATTACTTGATTAAATACTACTTTTTCTGTTTCATTAAGAGCTTTATACCATCCTGCAAACTTTTCTAGTTTTAAGGCCATATACTCTTTTTTGATTTGTTCTTTGTCCTTCATAATTATTTAGTTAGAGGTGTAAGCATTTCTTTAATAGTCATCTTTTCAAACTCAGCTTTAAAGAAACTTAATCTATTATCACCATTTCTACATTTAAGAAAATGCATAACAAGAACCTTGTCATCATCTATAATGTATTTCTCTGGTCCATAAAATCTTATTTTCTGTTTAGCTGGTCTATTAATTCCCACTAAAGTATCTGCATGTTGTAATAAAGCATCTGCTCCGAAGACATCAGACTCTAATATATAGTTACCATACTTACCATCTTCATTTCTTTCTGGCTTGTCAATATTTCTATTCAATTGACTTAGTACGATAAAAGAAATAGGATATAACCTTTTGAGGAATGTTAAAGCCTCTCCAAGCTTATTTAACATTTCATGTTTATCTCTTTCATTTTTATCCTTTCTGAATAATAAGGAATGGTCAACTGTAATTAGAGTCTTAGTATAAATGTCTTCTCCATCTCTTACAACTTTATGATGTTTCATATAGTCATGTATAATGGATTTAAATTCATCTATAGTACATGGTCTTTCTACAACATCTATAGGATATTTTACCTTCTTTTTAGCATAGTCATAACACTTTTGCAATTCATCTTGTGATAAATCTCCATCAGCACTACATAAATGTTTATATGTTTGTCTGAGTACACTAGAGTATTCTCTAATAGCACTTGTTCTTGCTAACATTTCAAATTGAAACTGAAGAACTCTGAAGTTTTCACCAGCATTAATTACAAAAGATTCTCTGACTATTTGGTCTACAATTAATGTCTTACCTGATCCAGGTCTTCCACCAATTACCGTAAGAGTATTCCACTCAATACCATCTGTGGTTGCATCATTAAATTTATGCCACGGAGTTTTGAGACTCTTTATGTTTCCATCCATTCTCCCTTTCATATAATGAAGGGCATCTATAAAGCCAGTCTTTTGACTGCTCCATTTCTTTGAAGCTGCTATAGATAGTGTACTCATAAATTATTAAGATTGAGGAATAAAATCTGTCTTGGCTTTGTTATACATAAGGTGTAATAATGTAATTATTATTTCAATTATAAAATATTCTAAGATATTCATTTTAATAATTACTAAGTTGATTAATGCCCATGCAGATATACTACCTACAATGGCAAAAGCTAATAACATCAGCTTGGGTTTGTTGATTATTTTCATACTACTCTTTCTTTAAAAGGATTCTTCATCTCTTCTGTACCATTAAGCAATGCTTCACAGTAATCAGCGAGTTCTGAATCATTTGATTTATCTTGGTTTTGTTTTCTTACAAAATACTGAGAAGTTCTCATGTACTTGTAGTTTTTCATTTCATATTCTTCCACATAGATTTTTGCAGCTTTCAAAATGGTTGCCCATTCATAATCAAAGTTATTAAAGAACCATCTAAATGTAGTCTCTAATGTTTTGATATTTGTCCTTGCATACTTTCCGCTTGGAAGCTTAAATTTAGGAAAAATTTCTGAATATTCCTTAATTTTTTTGATAAATTCTGGTCCCATTAGGGTAGTTGATGTCTTCTTTTTTTGTGATTTAAAAAAGCTTTCTACTTGTTGTACAAGTATTATTGCTTTAGAAGACAATTGCTTATCCT